ATGCTCTGATGCTTTCCTTTGTCCCCTTTGTTTTTAATAAGTATGGTAGGTTATTTAATATTCGTTTCCATATATTATAATTAATAGTTGATGAGCTTACATTTCCAGATAAAACATTTATTGTTGTTATGAAATCTTTTTGTTCGGTTTCTTTGCCGATGGTATAATTCCACAAATCATCAAACTGATTATCATTCTGTGGATTCCACCCATAAGATTTTAATAGATGATAAATAAGTTCTTTACTAATTCCTTTATTTATGTCTTCGTTCTTATTATGTAAATAAATAATATGCTTGGTGTATAACCATAGTATATCGAAATGTTGAGACAACATATTAACAAAAACAAAAAACTGCGAATTAAAATCATCTGAAATTAAACCACTAGGTAATAAATTCAATAGTAAATTTAAGTTGTGTAAATCATATTCATGGGCAAAATCCTGCCTTTCGTTAAACCAATCAATTGCATCTGAATCAGAAACTAATTTATTATTACCCGAACTATCTTTAATCCATGAATAATTTGTTGTTCCATAATACAAGAAATATTCATATCCATCGAAACTTTTTTTTATGGTTTCAATCTCTCCCTTGTAAGTGTCGATAAAATTATTATAAGTTGATATGTTGGATATGTTATGCTCTAATAATTGTATTTGTTTTAATTTATATCTAAAATTTATTAATCTATTTTCAGCAGAAGAATAAAAAATAAAATCGTGATAGTCAGTATAATCAATGTTAAGTGATACTGCATTTTCATAAAAATTAAAATATTTATTATTTAATAAATTTTGTATTTCTTCGTTATCACTTAATAATTCATCCCAAGTTTCATATTTAGTGTCATTTTTTGAATTGCCATTGACATCAATATCAAAATTTGGAGATGACAATATAGTCACATCATACTCTTTATTTGATGGAATTATTTTTATGTGTTGTGTTGTAACTTCATAATAATTCGTGCCAATTATAACGTTTGTATCAACGTCAATATCATCATTTAATGGAGCATTTAATTTAATTGCTATTTTATTTAATCCCAAATACTTCCAATTGTTTATTTCATATGTGTTTAGCTTACCGAAATTTAACATTGATGATGAGGAATTATCAAATATATCAATTAATATATTTGAATTAATGTAGTCATGAGATAAATCAATTATTAATTCTGTTCTATCTTCTGATATTTTTGATATAACCGAATCACTATAATTTACATTTCCAATTGCATGATTATATATTAAATATTTTATTGTAAATCCACCACTTGTAAATTTATTATTTCTGATATAATTATGTATATTGAAATTTAATATGGGCTCATTTATTGTTACTCCTTCTCCAATTGTGGTTTTATAACTTACATTCCAATCAGAAACATCATAATCAGTATATAACCAAACATCATTATCATTGTATATGTGTATTTCTAATTTATTCATGAGGTGGGGTTTCCATTGTTATTTGTGTCTTCAACTACATCGACAATGTTACTTGTAAACGGCAACTGTATTGATGATGATGTGAATAATTTAAGTTGAGATTGCTCATTTTCATATAAAACAGAATCATAACTTAATAATATATTTTCATTATATTTTTGTAATTGATTAGGATAATTTGTATATTTGTATTGTTCATTACCAATCAAACCTTGACACCAAGTATTATCACTGGGGAAATAATGTTCCCATTGATTTGTTATAATGTTTTTACGTATTAATTCCTTATTCATAATAAATTGATTTTATATAAATATAATTTGTTTTTATATTTATAATTGTATTTTAATAATGTATGATGAAATATAAACAATATATACAACAATTAATAAGAGAAGAATTGGCTTCAATAACAAAACCATTAAAAATAACATATGATTTAAATCTAACCAAACATGCAAGTGAAAGAAAATACAGACATGCGGAGTTTATGATTAAAAATAAAGATATTATTGATTTAATTGACAAGTCTATTTCCAAATTAACAATGGAATTAATACAGGATAATATAGACATTGGTGACGAAATAGTAATTACTGATGTTGATAGTAATCTAAATGTAGTTGGTATATTGAAGCATGGTAAAAATCAATCGGAGATTAGATTTATTATTAAAACAATAATGATAAAACAAAATTTCAAAACACACACTAAACATTATTACTTTAAATAATATGAAACTACTAATCGGATATACACACAATAACAAACGAGTCCAATCGCCAATTGCAAAAAACATTAAAGTTGGCAGAAAATATATTTATATTGATAAAATGAAATATCCAAAGTCTAATTTGCGAGTTTATGATATAGTCGAACTTGATAAATCACATGAATATTTCTTTATTGTATCTGATATTTATCAAGGGATACAACACTATCGCATCAAAAAATCAAGCCCAGTCAATACAACCAACGAAGGCATAATTGTTATTTATGATTATAATCTTAATTTGGGACTTCACACAAAGAAAACAACTATTAAATATGATGATATTATTGCAATGTCTTATGAAGGCAAACTAAATTTTGATAAATTAAGTAAGTATGGATATAAAGGAAATTATATTATTTTGGATTATGATACATTTAAACAATATTCGAGCAAACGCCCAAAAATATCAATTAAAAATATTATAATACCAAGGCACGTCTTACAAAAAACAGATAAACCACATATATTAAAAATATACGGTAATAAATTAAATGACGTGAATGACAATATAATTGAAACAATATCTCATACTAATTATTTTTATATTTTCAACAAAGATAAAACAAAAAAATACAAATTTGTAGCTCATGGGAAATCTGGGTCAAATCATAGATTTTATAGTAATAAACTTAAAATTTCAATAGATATTATATTTTAATAAAAAAACGTGTTATTTAAATAACACGTTTTTTTTATTTTAATTACTCATCAAAAGTAGCTCCAGTTGGCATTAGATTTAATTCCAAATCAATGAACTCAGCAGTTCTTGTTGGTTGAAGATATAATTTTCCAACTAACAAATTTCTATCAATCACATCACCTGTGTTTAATTTCTCACTTAAATCAACCTTAAATACATATAATCCATTTCGTTGAACTATGTTTTCTAAATATGGATTGATTTTATTTAATAAATTATTTCTAGTAACACGAGTGTTTGCTTCAAATACAGTGTATTTTGCGGTTGTGCTTAAAAACTTTTTAACATTAATTAATAGTCTTCTTACATTAACTCTATCCAATGCACTTTGTCTTACTTGTAGTGTTTTCTGCCCCCATATAACTATTCCATCTTTTGGGAATGTTGCAATTGGATTAACTCTTGCATCATATAAAACGTCCCTGTCTGGCTGAGATAATGGTAGGTAAGTTTCTATTACTGAATTAGTTAGTCCGCGACTTAATCCTGCTGGTGCAAACCATTCATATCCAACTTTATCATTATAACTAATTGCTCCTGCAACAACTACTGATGGAGGACACCACTTAAATATGTTATTATCAACATCAAGTATTTTTACCCAAGGATAATAAGTTGCGGCATAATTTGTATCAAGAGTTTCAGTTGCACTTGCAGATGTCTTGACATTTGATTCAAGTGTTACTGTATCGAGAATATAAAATGCATCTGCTCTTGCCTCACATAAATCAATACCTCTTGTCGTTGGGTATGAATGTAGATTATATATTAATCCTGGGGTTAATAGCAAGTTAAAATCATAAATATCAGTATTGCTTAATAATCTATAAGCCATGTTATATGCTCTACTTCCCATTGCAGTTGCATTATGAAAATCATAGCCCATAGAATTTATTGATGTTATTTCACTATCCATGTTTTTAGTAGTGGCAGGGTCAATTCCATCAAATCCTCCTTGAAATGGGACAACAAAACGTCTGGCACTTAATACAGATGATTGTGATATAACAACTCCCGCATCAGTAACAGCATCAGCATGAATTGTATAATTGTCTAAATCAAAATCTTCATTTAATCCGGTAGTTACATTTTCTTGTAGTGGCTTTAAATATTGTTTATTATCAGTATTATTAAAGTCATAGTTAAACCCATAATATATTCGATTATTATATTCCCCACTGTAAGTTTGTTCAGTTATATAATTAACGACTGGTAGATTTGCTCCTGCGGGTAATACAAGTGGTTGTTTTACTGCTTTAAACCCCCAAGGAATTAATGTTTCAGATAATGATTTATTTTTAACTCCATCAGCAATAGTAACTGTAATATACTTACTTCTATTATCAAAATCTCCTGTTTTAATTATTTTTCCATCTGTATATGTATTTATCTTATCACCGATTATTCGACCAATATAATTTGGTAAAGTAGGGTCTAATGTCATGTTTGGGTATGATTCTAATACTTGTTGCTGACGGTCATTATCACCTACTTCCCTAACATTAACAGTAAACAACCCATAATTGGTGCCAGGAACTTCATTTCCAAATTTAATATTATCAATTGTCACTTTAATTTCAGTATTAACGTTATTACCATGACTGATTGTATTAAATTTGAATAATGGAATACGTTTACCACCCACTGTTTGAGATGTTATCCAAGGTGTTGATGCAGTCTGATATTCTTTGTTCATTACTAAATTAGTATATTCAAGTGATAAAGATGATGATACATCTGTTGTATATAATTCAGTTATACTATTCGTGAATAATTCATATGCATATGCCACGTCATCAGTTAATGCCTGTTGTTTAACGACTTTTGATATGAAATTATTACTTGTTTCATCGAGAGAAGCACTATAATCAGTAAATTCACCTGTTGTTGTTCCAACTAGATGTAAGTCAAAATTATCTTGCCCTATCACATGTGATACAGTTGAGCCGCCCAAATCTTCATTGGGGTCATTTTCAGTTAATTGTGTTGTTCTATGAAATGTTGCAACTACTTTCTTTCCGTATGTTCCATCCATCACTAAATGAGCTACATTGTTATGTGTATAACCATCTAAACCAAGAACTCGAATGATAGTCATTTGGTCAGTATTTTTCATATATTCTCTTACAGTATAAGG